CCGGAGGCCAAAGAGAAACTAACAAACATACAAAAGAGAAAATACCATTATGAAGAAGCAAGACCATAAAGAAACCATAAAGAAAGCTTTATTCTTTACTAACGCCGCTTATTTAGTTATGGACATAGTAAACACGTTCGCAACGGAGGCGGATTTTGAATTACAAAAGCTGCAAAAATGTTTCAACCGAGAGGACAAGCAGCGAATAAACAACGCCGCCAGGGCGGTAAAAGCCGCAAGAAGCGCCACGAAAATTGCAGCAGAGCAGATCTATAAAATGAAAGACGTAGATGACGCCTGTATAGATAGCGATTATTTGCACGAAATTATAAAGCTAGTAATTAATAGGACAGACGACACCGAAGAGAGCATGCAGCGTATGATGGAGCACATTAAGCAGATACCGAAAGTAGAACCAAAAGAAGTATGAAATGAAACAGCACGAAATATCTGTAGCCGGGAAAATAAACGCAGAAGGCAGATTAACAATGTATATGCATGAACTTAACGAGTTTACGCGGAAATGGAAAAACGCTAAAGTAGTAGCTACGTTCCGGATCTGTGAGCCAGGAGCTTCTGCAGCCCTTAAGGGGTATTATTATAATTATATTGTTCCGACGTTTAAACGCGCCCTTTGGGACGCCGGAGACCGGAAAACAGACGAGCAGACGGAAAGATATTTGAGGGAATTATCGCCTATAATGTATAGCCAGGCTGTAGACCCGGAAACCGGGAAATATACCAGCGAGCTAAGGGAAATTAAGGACCTAGACAATTCCAAACTAATAGAGCATATTGAAACGCTAAAACAAATAGGAGCCGAGGAATTCAGTATTTACGTAGAAGACCCAGGCAATTTTTAATAACAAAAAACTAAAAGTTATGAGAACACCAACGGAAAGCTCATTTTTCTTGAGCAAAGTAAAAGTTATCGCAAATGGCGGCCTAGACGTACATTTCGAAGTAGAGGAAACTTGCGGACAGGAAATTTACCGCGAAAATTATCATCTAGCATCTAGCAAGGGTATACACCCCGATCTGCAAAAGCTATTCGACAGCCTTAAGCCTATAATGGCCCGGGTATATCATTTATCTTTTTTCAAGACGATCTTGGAAACGCCGGAATTTAAGGCTACAAAAGCGCAAAAAGAAATAGCAGATGCAGCGTTTAAGGAGCTACTAAATAAAATCAAGGTTACAGGCGTTTCCCTTTCCGGAAAAGATGATAATGTAGGGGTAGTACTTACAGGAACATTTACCGCGGACAGCAACCAAAAGATGGCGATTAACAGCCACCGTATGAAGTTTAGCGAGGAACGGTATGGGTTCGAAGAAGAAATGGAACAGATCGTTTCCGACATAGAATCCGAAGTATATAAATTCCTGTTTAAAAACAAACGGGCGCAGCTGGAACTATTCGACGAACACGGGGAACCATACGGAACCCAGGAATTTAACGGAGAGGAACCGGAAGGAGAGGAAAACGGAGAAGATGATGGAATGTAAAAAAATCATCTTAACCGAAAAATGCGAATATGAATTGGTTGTAAGTAGGGGCTATCAGCCCTTACTTCCCAATAAACATTTTGCGCTAGATATAAGGTTAAGGGAGAAGATACAAAAGGAATTGTTCGGGCGTTGCGTTATAGGCCGCGGAAATATACCCCAGGCAAACGAAAGATTTTTTAGATGGGTATGGGATAATAAGCCGCACTACTGCGAAGAGTGTATGAAGCCATTAAGGGCCTATTCAGCCGTATATTGCAGCCACATACTTACTAGGGGAGCACACCCCGAAATGGCGCACGATCCCCGGAATATTAATATCCTTTGTTTTGAGCACCACAACCAGTGGGAAAATGGAGCCAGGGAAAAAATGAGAATATACCCAGGCAACCAAAGAACAATAAAAGAACTAGAAAATGACTATAATATTAAGCGAAAGGAGGTGAACAATGAAATGGACAAATGAACCTGGAGAACCATTCCAAGTGCTGGCATTCAACCAGGACGAAGTAAAAATACTTGTTGAGATTCTGAAAGGACGTGTAAGGAAAGAAGTAGCAAGCAAGTATAAGAAGTATAAGGATATTCATGAAGGAGGAGAAGCAACAGAAAGGCAATGCACCCTTATGTTTAAATATGAAGAACAATTAAATTTAATAGACAAAATAATAGAGGTATGACAAAAGAAGAAGCAACAAAAAAATACGCTGAAAATTATAAATCACTTATTTTAAAAGAGTTTTGTAAGAAAGCTTTTATAAAAGGAGCAGAATGGAAAATTGAATCAGCCTGGCACCCGGCAAACCATCAGCCTATTAATCATTTTTGCTTGTTGCTTATTGAGCAAAATGATGGAGAATTTGAGCTAGAATATAGATTTGATCCATCTAAAACCAAAAGATGGGCATACGTAAAGGATCTAATACCCAAAAAGGAGGACTAAAAAATGAAACTTATAAAAGTGAAAATAGAAACGAATGTTGAAACCTCAATAGACGGGAAACCAGTGAATGAACTTCTGCAAGATATTGCAGATTTATGCCATGAAAGATTGGAATATTCAACATCAAAAGAAGAAGAATGCGAAACGCTATATGAGGATAATGAGTATGAAGCATTTTATGAGAAGATGAATTGTAGAATATCTAAACTTGAAGGTGCACTTTGTAGGATTTTAGACATGTTGGAGGACGAAATATGAAAGGAGTAACACAGGCGGCAAAAAGAGCCAACGGCTTAAGCCAAGCATGCGGCAAATGTAGATATAGATTCAGAGACCCAGGCATTTGCGAATTATGCGGAAAAGCATTTATAGAAGGATTTAAAAAGGGTGCCAAGTGGGCAGAGAATAAAGGAAAGGAGGTGGAAAATAATGAAGTACAGAAATAGACATACCGGGGAAGTAGTAAATATAATATGCTGGGGCGGGCATACCCAAAGGGCGGAAAATGATTATGTTTCTTACATAGACGGAAAAGGAGAGGAACACGAAGCCGAGAGGGGCCTAAATTATTATTGGGATTTTGAACCGATAGAAGAACCGGATAAAACGCAAAAGGAGATCTTACAGCAACTCCGGGAAAATAATCAAATGTTACAGGAAATTTTAGCCTGGATAAGATTACAAAAAGACCCTAAATTTATAGAGCAAAAAATCCAGGAAGATTTTATAGTAGACTTTCTTTCGAATGTAGAAGCAACAAAATTTATAAGGAAGTTAGGAATATGAAAGCAAGGGTTATAAAAACAGGAAAGGTAATAGATGTAGAATTACACGTAGATATTAAAACAGAAGGGCCACCAAAGCCCGCAAAACATATACTAAAACTGTATATAGATTCCGAAGGGAATCAATACGCCGGGAAGGATCTAGATTTTATTAATCTTTACCCCGATTGGCAAGCGATAAAGATACAGGCGGCAATAGCGGCGATGCAAGGCTTTATAGCTAATACGTCTTTTTACGCAGATACAGCCGGACCCGGAACCACCGCAGAATGGGCGGAAAAATACGCAGAAGCTTTAGTAACTAAATTACAAGAAAAGATATGAGACTAAACAATAAAAAGAAAACGGACTATGCCGCCATTTCAAGGCGCTCAATTAAAAAAGATTTTTATTCCGAACAAATACACATGGAAAAGAAAACAGGGCCGGAGAAGCGAAATTCGAACGAAATAAGGATTTCCAAAATAAACCCGGCTTGCCAGTACGCCAAATTTTCCCGGTTTTTTGTAGGGAAGCTAGTAAGACTAGCCGAAAAGGCAGGAACCGGGGACAGCACTACAGGATGGTATGAGTTTATCCGAGACGAAGACAGGAAAGCGATAAACGACGCCGCCGGATGGAGCGACAACAAAAGACAGTATTTTTTAGAAAACCCAAAATTAAAATAGAAAGTTATGAATTACAATGTAAAAATCAATCTAGCGAAGCTAAACAAGGTAGCAGCGGTAAACCTTACCGGGAAATCCGGAAATACGGTAAAATGCGTAGTTATACCGATAGAAGACAATGACATTTTCGTATCAGAAAAGGGCGGAATATATTTAGATATTACCGCAGTAGCAATGAAAAAGGAAAATTACGGGCAGACCCATTTGCTTAAGAGACATATTCCATCGGAAAAATACCAGGCTATGAGTGACCAGGAAAAGGATAGTCAGCCAATTATAGGAGCATTAAGCCCGATTAAGGCGAAGCAAGCAGAAGTAACGGAAACAGCCCAGGTAGCCCAAGACGATAACGATGACTTACCCTTTTAGCATGAGACACTACAAACTAAGATTAGCCATTAATGCGATAGCAGTAATATTGATTATTATTAGCAAGATAATAATCAGAAAGAAGCGAAAAATAGTATATTTCAACGCCAGCACCGGACAGGCCCGGTATAGGATTGTATATTATACGCTGATATTTATTCCAATTTTTTACAGAACTAAAACAATACCAAACAAGAAGTATGCAGTACAGTAACAAAGATTATAACCAGGCACTACATGACAGATATAAGGCCCTTTCAGTTAAGCAGCCTTATGCCGAATATATAGCCAGCGGAGAGAAGACAATCGAAGTCCGCAGTAAGAGCACAAGTTACCGCGGGGAGTTATTAATTTGCGCCAGTAAGGACGGAAAACCGGACCCCAACGCCCCGGGATTTGCTTGTACGATAGCTTTCGTGGATCTGTACGACTGTAAACCGCTAACCAGCTTAACCGACGAAGAGTGGAAAAGAACAAAACTGCCGGAATATCTAGTTCAGAAGCTTAAGCAGCCGGGAAGGGGATATGGCTGGTTCCTTAAGAACCCCAGGAGGGTAATAGAATTTCCTGTAAAGGGACAGTTAGGTATCTTTAACCTAGTATACACAAAAGGGGTTATAATGGAGTATCCCAGGATCTTAAAAGACCCAGTAATAGAATAAGTACAAGGCCGGAAGAAAATAGCTTCCGGCTTTGCCTGTTTAAAAAAATAATTGTATTTTTGTCCTATACATTGACATTTAAAATATAAAATTATGGCGGATAAATTTTGCAGAAGATTAGAAGAGGTTGAAGCCGTACAGGCAAAGGCTAACAACCTAGAAGAATTAAGAAAATTTGCCGGAGCCGTGCAACGCGTAGAAGGCCGGACCAAACAAGCTCCCGGATATTATACCGTGCCAGGGCTAAACACAGTTTTATGGGATGGAAGTTGGCTAGTTAAGCACCCAAACGGCCGCCTGGAGATTAAGAGCAGCCAGCTATTCCACCGAGAGTATGAACCGAAATAGTTATTTACCCCGGTGCCATTGGAATAAGCAACACGGCCGGAGAAGGAAGGCAAAAAGGCCCTTTGAGACAATAGAAGAAGCAAACCAATACATAGAACAAAGGAACCTACAAACGAAGTATAGAAGTTACAAATGCCACGTATGCGGGAAATACCATATAGGGCATAGAATTTAATAAAACAAGAAATATGAAAAAGTACATTGGAACAAAACAAGTAGAGGCAATGCCTATGACACTAGGCGAGTACATTAAAAAGAGCGGAAGAAACCCGTACCAAAACAGTCAGGATATGCACGGGGAAAATGAACCGGGCTATTTGGTAAGATATAAAGACGGTTACGAAAGCTGGTCGCCCAAAGATGTTTTTGATGAAACCTACAGGGAAATTAAAGAAGAAACCGAAAATATGACATTCGGAGACGCAATCGAAGTTCTGAAACAGGGCGGAGCCATACGCAGAAAAGGATGGAACGGTAAAGGCCTGTTTGTAATTAAGCAGGTCCCGGCACATATTGAAGCCGATGTTATCCCTAAGATGCAATCGTTACCGCAAAACGCAAAAGATCTCATTTTGAAGGGCAAGGGCTTTATTGATTATACAAGCCAATGCCTCATTTATAACGAGGCTACAGGCCGGGCAGATTCATGGGTGCCGAGCATTTCTGACGTATTTGCGGAGGATTGGGAAATAGTATTATAACCTACCGACCAGGGGCCGGAAAGGATAAGACAGCGTAAGTTACGGCTTGCGCTGTCAGCATTTAAATTAGAATATAAGAAAGAGTATCACAAAAATCCAAGAAAGATAACGCCGAAGCAGTTAGAGCAGCTTAAGGCGAACATAGAAGAGCTGGGAGACTTATCCGGAATAGTTCACGATCTTAACACAGACGAAATTATAGCCGGAAACCAGCGAAGCAAGGTTATAGACATAGCCAAGTGCGAAATAGTAATAACAGAGAAGTTTGACACCCCAACGCCGCAGGGAACTGTAGCCTGGGGATATGTTATTTTTGAGGGGCAGAAGCTTAATTATCGCCAAGTAAGATGGGACGACCGACAGCGGGAGAAAGCAAACATAACGGCCAACGCTTTAGGCGGTGATTGGGACTACCAAATTCTAAAATCAGAATTTAGACTAACCGATTTAAGTAATTGGGGCCTTGATACAATAGAAAAAGAATTAAAAGAAGAAGTTACAAGAAAAGAAATCCAAGAGGATAAATTCAAGATTTGCCAAACGATAAAGACAGATATAAAAGAGGGAGATTTATTTCAAATTGGGGAGCATAGATTAATCTGCGGAGACAGTAAAAAAATAGAGGTCTATCAAAATTTACTTAATGGGGAAAAGGTGGATTTAATAATAACTGACCCACCCTATAACGTAGATTATGGAGAAAAGAACCGAGCATTAAATAAAAATCTTGACGGTGGAAGATTTAGTAATCCTTATGATATAAAAAATGATTGCATGAAAAGCAATGAATTTTATGATTTCTTGAATAAGGTATTTACTAATTTGCATTGTTTTATATCTGATAAATGCCCGTTATATGTTTTTTATGGGCATGTGGAGACTTTAAACTTTTATCATAGCATAGAAGATGCCGGATTTTGCATAAAACAAATGCTGGTATGGGTCAAAGAACATTTTGTAATAGGTAGGCAAGACTACCAGTGGAAGCATGAGCCTATAATATACGGGTGGAGTAAAAATGGGAAACCGCATTATTTTTGTGGCGAAAGGAATCACACTACAGTAATAGACAATTCAGAGGATTTACGAAAAAGAAGTAAACCCCAACTTATAGCGCTTATTAAGGAGATGATGAACAACACAAAAAGTGATGTTATTTATTGCAATAAGCCACAAGCAAGCAGCGAGCACCCCACAATGAAACCCGTTAAGTTATTTGGGGAGCTTATACAAAATAGTTCCATCGAAAACGATATAGTAATAGATGCTTTTGGTGGTAGTGGTACAACGCTTATGGCGTGCGAGCAGCTAAAAAGAAAAGCCCGATTAATAGAGCTTGATCCGGTTTTTTGTCAAGTTATTATAGACCGAATAAGACAATTTAATCCAGGCATAAAGATTATCAAAATTAAAAATATATACGAAGGAAGCAAGAAAAATGAGGATTCAGAGGATTAAAAAAATATAGCCTGTGAAAACAAGCTAAAATGAGGCGATTTGTGGCATTTTCTCTCACAAATGGGTAGATTATACATTCTACAAAAGAAAACCGTTTGTGAGAGATTTTCTATTAAAATAACTGTAACTAAATAAAAGAGAGTAACAACATGAGTCTAAAGACAAATAACCCCCGGAATATAGCTAACAAGAGGACAGGAGGCAAGAGAACGGTGGAACAGAGAGAAGCGGACAAATGCTTCTGCGCCGATTTATTTGTAAAGGGGTATACATACAGGCAGATAGCAGAGCGCCTCAATACACACAACCGAGAAAACGGACTTACTTATGAGCTAACTTACAAAACAATATTTTGCGATATTAATCAAGTATTAGTAGAGTGGAAAAAAGAACGCTTTGAAATGGAGAAAAGTTAAGGGTTTACTTCCCGGTGAATTTGATAACTCAAAAGCAGAATAACATGATCAAGTTAAACGAACTAAGAGATAAAGCCTACCAAAACGCAGTTGTTCACGGCTGGCATGACGAAGATAAGAGTGATAGTCACTGGCTTTGTCTGGTAATATCCGAGCTGATGGAAGCAGTGGAAGCTGACCGGAAGAACAGACACGCAAGTGTAAAGTTTTTTAATCATAGCATTGATTACGCTTTGCGTGAGTTGCATCTTACGAAACAGGATTTCAGTAATTATTTCTTCAACTCATACAAAGAAAATATAAAAGACAGTGTAGAGGAAGAACTTGCAGATGCTTGTATCAGGATTTTAGATCTTGCCGGATTAAGGAATACAGATTTAGATGATTTTGACTATGAAGGAAGCGACACTATGGATTATTCTGGAATGTCCTTTACAGAGGCAATGTTCCACATTAGCAGGATGGCCACAGATGAATTTTATATAGGTGAATTCATCGCATTGCTTTTGAACGAAATATTCGCTTTTTGCCAAGATCGGGAAATTGACATCTTCTGGTATATCGAGCAAAAGATGAAGTATAATGAACTTAGGCCATACATGCATGGAGGCAAAAAGTACTGATTGAATCTTTTAATAGACAGAGTAATTTTACTAGGTGGATTTTTTTCTGCCCAGTATTTTGCTTTTTATACCTGAAATCATATTTTTGCATAAAATAATATAGGCTATGAAGGTAGGAAGAAAAGGAAAGTTTGAGGAACTTGCACCCAAGATACTAAAACTCATCCGGGAAGGCTGCTCATTCAAGGAGACTTGTCAGATCGTAGGACTGAACGAAGGAACTTTTTATCGCTGGAAGAGCGAGAATGAGGAGTTTTGCGAGGCAATTAAAAACGCAATGGACGAAAGGCAGGATGAGGTTGTAGGCACATTGGAGAAGTCTCTGCTTAAGAAGGCCAATGGCTACACCGTCACAGAATGCAGAACGGAGTATGCGATGTGTAAGGGCAATCTGAAGAAGATAAAGGAGTCCAAGACGGTTAAGGAGATAGCACCGGATACTGGGGCATTGGTCTTTGCCTTGACAAACCTTGCTCCTGAAAAGTGGCAGAACAAGCAGCGTCAGGAGATCTCAGGAGAAGGTGGAGAGCCATTTAAGATTATCGTCACGGACAACGAAGATGCCGATCTTATCAAGAGAATGACGGAAAAATGAAGTTGACGAAGGTATGCAGGAAAAATATTGAAGCATGGCTTGGAGGTGCAAGACTCATTGCAAATAAGGGGGGTACGCGAAGTGGAAAAACGTACTCCCTGATTTCGTTTTTTGTCTCTCTCTGCGTCACCAATAGCAACAAGAGGGTTATCGATGTCGTGTCGGAGTCAATGCCTCACCTGAAGCGAGGAGCATTGAATGACATGGAAGAGATCCTCGACAACGAACATCTGAAGGAAGGAGTCCATTACGAATACAACCGATCTGACAAGGTGTTCACATTCAAGGGAGGCAGTTCAATGCGCTTCTATTCCGCGGATGATTGGGGTAAGGTTAAGGGACCGGGCAGAGATATCCTCTTCATCAATGAGTGCAACCGCATTTCATATGAGGTCTATCGCCAGTTGGCGGTAAGAACAAGGCAGGTCATCTTCTTAGACTGGAATCCGGACGCAGAATTCTGGTATGAGCAGAGAGGACTCAACCTTAAGGACAACACTGTCGAGATTCATTCTACGTACAAGGACAATCCGTTTCTATCGGATGTACAGATCGCGGAAATCGAAAGCAACAAGGATGACGAGAACTGGTGGAAGGTGTATGGTCTTGGTCAGGTCGGAAGACCGCAGGGTGTAATCTTCACCCGATGGCAGCAATGCCGGGATGTGCCGGAAGGAGCAAAACTTATTGGCCGTGGCCTTGACTTCGGATTCACCAATGATCCTACAACCATCATTGATGTCTACTTGCAGGATGGTAAGCTGTGGCTAGAAGAGCGGTGTTGGCAGGTAGGTATGACCAACGATATGATCGCATCCGAGCTGCGCGGTCTTCCGGGGTGGACGGTGGCCGATTGCGCAGAGCCGAAGTCTATTGCCGAGGTCAGAAATTATGGAGTGAGGAATATTGAGCCTTCCGAAAAGGGAGCTGACTCCGTCCGCGCAGGTATCCAAGTCATGCAGCGTTATGAGATAATGATCACTCAGCGGTCGCTCAACTTGATCAAGGAATTCCGCAACTACAAGTGGAAGGAGGACCGTATCACCGGAGAGCAACTGAAGGAGCCAATAGACAAGTTCAATCATGGCATCGATGCAGTGCGCTACGTATGCTTGAGCAAGCTGTCTGAGAAGCCTACAATAAAACGGCCAACAGTAAAAATGAAGAGAAGATGAAAGTGAAAGAATTTATATTGATGCAAGACATTGTCCGGATAGATCTGGAATCCATTCCAAAGCCGGAAAGGGTAATGAAGTATAAGGTACCGGAAAGCCTGAATCATCTGAACATGGGAGAACTGATAACCTTGCAATCTATCCGGACATTAATAGAACTGATCACAATCCCGGCAAGAGTTCTTTTTGGAGTTGATGAAAGCAAGGTATTGAAAGCGGATGCTATGGAGATCATCGGGTTGGGAGTATGGGTGTCTAAAGAGATAGAACGAATCAACAAGCTATTTGCAAAGACTAACATTCCTCCGACATCAGAAGAAGAGCAAGCCGGAGCCGGACGGATGAACTTCGGGCCCTTCGGAATGATTGACTACTTCGCACGCAGAATGGGCATAACAGACCATGAAGAAGTAGAACGTGTTCCGTGGGTAAGGGTTTATAAGTGCATGGATATGGATGCACAAGTGAGCAAATATCAAAGACGATTGAGAAATATATTAAGCAAGAAGAAATGAAAGAAGAATTTGACACAATATTTAGCGATGAATTTACTAAGGATGTCACTCCGGCATCATCGGTAGAAAGAAAGATAAACAAAGTCATTCAGAAGATGGATAGAGGACTTACCTATATCTTTGATAATTGGGCAACGGCTAACATAAGGATAGATAAACTTCCGCTTCCTGCTGTGATTAATGTGCTTCCGGTTTCTGGATCATTCAACGTAACAGCAAGGAAAATGAAAGACTATCCGAATTGCATGCTTGCGTTCATAGATAAGACAGACCTAGACTTCGATGGTGAAGAGAATGATGTGGTTCTGGAGCGATGCAAGAATCTTGCAATGGAATTCATTCTTACGGCCAACGAAAGCGAGCTATTCGATCCGATTGAAGGAGATGTGCCCTATTCAGTGATATATGACAAGATGGATGTCAATGTTACCGGAATAGTGATAGAGATACAACTAAAAGAGAAGCAGGGCATTAATCTCTGTTATGGTAAACCTATCAAAGACTACTTCAAATGATTCAAGAGGCGAAGAATATATTACAGCAGGAGTTAGAAGATCTGAAGAAAAGAATCATTGCAAACCATGAGCATGCCGGACAAGTAGCGAGCGGACGGACAAGAGCAAGCCTTAGGGTGGAGACTAGCGATGAAGGTGGTGTTCTATGGGGTAGAAGTCCTTTCGGAACGCTGGAGACCGGACGAAAGCCTGGGAAAGTACCTAAGGGATTTTATCATATTATCTTGCAGTGGGTAAAGGACAAGGGAATCAAGGTTGATAATCCAAAAACTTTTTCTTACTTTGTGAGCCGGAAGATTGCAAGAGAAGGAACTGAATTGTTCCGGTCCGGAGGTCGTGCCGATATATATTCAAATGAGATCCCGGTTACTATTGAGAACATAGGCAATAGAATGGTTGTATTGATTGGAATAGAAGTAGAACACATAAATCTAAACAGCAATGAGACAAACAGTATTTAACGATGGAACAGTAACATATCCGGATGAGATAGCATTTGCATTCAATCCGTTCATAATTGAATTGGAGAATGAAAATAAAGGAGATGTAACTATTGACATTACAAACATTGGCAGTGGAAGGAAGTACTCGGACGCAAGACCTTATTACGGAGATAAGTTTTCAGTAGACCTTTCAAAATATATTCAGCTACTTTTTGACCGCCCGGAATATATGGGAAGCGGAGAAAGATTAGTTGATACAAGCATTAATGTTTTGATTGATGTTAAAGAGGATTCAAGAATATACACCTTTAATGTGGTATGTGTGTGGGGATATATCGAAGTGGGAGAAACATTCAATGCCAGTCGTAAGGTGAGATGGTTCAATAATTTTCCCCAGACCTTGTCTTTATTTATTCCAACGGGAACGGAATTACAATATCGCTATAATCTGGGAGGATATCAGAAATACGAAGGAGAGGAAGTTAATGCAATCAATCACATCCTGATAGGCCTTAGTTTTCCTACCGGAACGGAAAGCGGTGCGTTCAAGGTGGTAGGAGGGGATGTAAGTTCAGTGTGGGATGACACCTTTGATCATACCTTTGCAGCAAATCCGGCATACGAAACCATAATTGAAGTTAAGGCAGACGATTGTGAAGAGGGTGTTTTCCTGAGATGGGTGGATAGGTTTGGCTTTTATCAGTATTGGTTATTCCAGCCTTCAGAATATACGTATGACGGAAAATCAGACGGAGAGAAGATTGTATCCATCGAATTGGTGAATGTCCGGCATTATGAATTCGGACGGTATCAAGGAAGAGAAAATGAACGAACAATAAGAATGGGTGCTTCTATGCTGGATAAGGAAGAAGCAGAAATGATAGTTGGTGTCATTCAGTCTCCTTTGGTTGCCATGTGGAGTGATGGGGCATGGATCCCGGTTAATGTATCGGACGGAGATGTTAAGCTATCATCGGAGCATCTGCAAGATGTAGAGATAACCGTAGAATTACCAGAACTTAAAACACAAAGACTATGATGGATGAGTTATATATTGACGGAGAGAGGGTAGAACTGAACGACACCGGGATATCTCTCAATTACAAGAGCAATCTGCTTACGGATATCAGTAAGATAGTAAGCAATAACAGCTATACTATTAAAGCTCCTAGAACCACGGCAAACATGAGACTGATAAACGGATTTGTGTTTCCGTCTACCGTGGGGGATTATCCATATAGATCTCATTCGGCAGTAGTTGTACGTGATGGAATAGAGATCATAAGCGGTGCAACAGTCTACCTTCTTTCCGTGGGGGAAGATATTGAGTTTTGTCTGGTGTGGGGGGTAGGAAGTAGGTTTGAGAATATAAAGAACAAAAAACTTACCGAGATGCCCGTTGTGGATGGAGATACGGTGGTATGGCTTCCTGATAATCCGGCTTATGCAGACAATTATCTGGATATCAATTACGGAATAGACTTTCCGCCTCCAACCGCTCCAAAGATGCCACACATAACCGTATATGACCTTCTAGTGCGCATATTCCAGAGTAACGGGATCTCCATGATGATTGATGACCCGAACGTAGAGAATAACTTGAAATCCCTTGCCGTTCCGCTAACTAACAGAAACGACTGCTTGATCAACTCATCGAAGTATGTAACATCTGTTTTTTCCGATCAAAAAAGTATTTCTAGATTTGTCCCGGAGGGTTTTTTTGATTCTGTTGACCTTTTGTTCGTCGGGTCTGAGAATAGAAGTAATGTTTATGGAGTGTGGACATATTCTCCATCTCTTGAGGGCATAGTGGGATATCGTCCAACATACGATCAGAGTATCACACTCAGCGGAACTGTAAGATGTAGGTATGCAGGTGGATATAGAATTATTTTGGTTATCTATAAGGCGAATGAGATAGACGGATCAAACGATGAGATAACCAGAATAGAAGGTATTACTGAAGGCTATGACGTGTCATTTCCAATAGAAAGAGTAGAGATAGACCTTAACGGATTCGAAGCCGGAACAACCATGCGATTCATGATAGCCGTACAGACTAATAATATAGTTAGCGACATATTTGCAAATATAGAGGTCTCTCCATTATTCGATATGCTTGTTCCCGGTCTTACAGATTATTATATAGTCCCTAATCTACCGGACATGAAACAGATAGACTTCATTAAGGGTGTATGTCAGATGTTTAACTATTACGCATATAGCGGTAATGACGGAATCTATATTAACAGTTTCGGCAGATTAATATCAAATAAGAGCAAGGCTGTTGACTGGTCCGGCAAGATTGTTGGAGAAACAGAAATGTCATTCACGGTAGACGGAATCAACCAAGTTAACATTGTCAAATACAAAGAGGATGATACTGTAATTGGTAATTACGATTCTCAGTTTGTTGTCAACAACCAGGCATTAGATCCGGAAGGAGATTTCATATCTTTGCCGTTCGCTGCGTGTGACACAAGAATCAGAAAAGCGGTTGTGCCTATTTATTCCTATGACAGCAACGGAGAACTGGAGATAGAAGATAATTCCATTCCTAGAATAGTAAGAATCAAGGATCAAGGAGGAAAAACGATGGGAGTCTTTGAAGGTCTTGATTGGAACAGCCTTTTGAATACTTATTATCGGCAGTATATCTCAACGATTGGTCAAGCAAAAGTAATATCGTGCGACATGATCCTTAATTGCATAGACCTTAAAAATCTAGATATGAGCATTCCGGTGTATATCGGGGAACTGGGAGGGTATTTTGGGATTGTTGAGATCAAGACAAAAAAGAACGATATTAGCGAAGTATCATTAATCAAGATTTAAGCCATGGCAGAGAATACAGAAAAAATCCTTGAGATAAAGGTAAATTATAGCGATGCGATCAAGAAGATTGCAGAATATAAGACAAAGATTGATGCTTTGAAAGATTCCGAAGCGGAGTTAAAAAAACAACTCAAGAACGGAGAGATAAGCAGACAGCAGTATAATGAAGAACTGACTGCATCCAAGACTTTAACAAATGAATATAATAGCACGATAAGGTCTATCACAAAGACAATTCAAAATCAGATAAAGCAGGAGAAAGAACAAGCAGGAAGCCTCAAGGCATTAAGGGCAGAATTAAGCAACCTGATTGATCAATACGACAGCTTATCGGAGATCGACCGAAAAGGTGATATCGGAGCAAAACTCAAGAAGAATATAGACAGCCTTACTGAATCGGTAAAGAAGGGAGAGGAAGAGACAGAGAGATACCAGAGGAATGTAGGTAACTACAAGAATGCAATCCTTGAGGCGATTGGTGTCAATGGTGAATTGTCAGAGTCAATCATGAATCTGACGAATCAGGAAGCCGGGGTGAGAGGTATGTTCTCTCAAGTCAAAGACTCAGCATTTGCGTTGGGTGGCGCATTAAAAGCTCTTATTGCCAATCCTCTCTTCCTTGCTGTTGCTGGAATTGTTGGAACCGGGATGGCATTCAAATGGTGGTATGATTACAACATGGGATTGCAGGAAGCAACCAGACTGACTAAGCAATTCACCGGAATGTCGGGTGATGAACTGAAGGCATATCGCAATGAGATTCAGGCTGTGGCAGATGCATTTGGAGTTGATTTTAAGGAGAACCTATCTGCAGTTAATGCGATGTCAAAGCAGTTCGGCATATCTTATGAAGAAGCATTGCAAAATATCAAAGATGGATTTATCGCAGGAGCCGATGCTAATGGGGAATTCTTGAAGGGTGTTGAAGAGTATTCAACTTTCTTCAAAGAAGCTGGAATATCTGCAGATCAGTTTGTCTCTATTATTGCACAGACTAATAAGATGGGTATATTCTCCGACAAAGGAATTGATGCAATTAAAGAGGCGAATATACGATTGAGAGAGATGGTTCCTGAGACGATTGCTGCTCTTGATGGAATCGGAATATCGTCAAAGAAGGTGCAAGAAGAATTGCAGAATGGATCAAAGACAACCTTTGATATCATGCAGGAGGTGTCAGAAAAACTAAATGAACTGCCTGATAGTTCGTCTAAGGTTGGAGCTGCCATAGCCGATATCTTTGGCGGTCCCGGTGAGGATGCAGGTCTGCAATACATAAGAACCTTGAAGGACATTTCTGTCAACCTTGATGAAGTCAAGGAGCAGTCAGGAGAGTTGGGACAATTACAAGAAGAGCAACTCCAGAGCCAGATCGAACTTCAAAACGCATTAGATGGATTGTTCGATCAGACCGGGGGAAACTTTGAACGATTGAATGCTCAAGCAAAGATATTTGCTAATAAATCTTTGACTGCAATCATCAAAGCAGTAATATCAATCATTAACTACTTCATTGATCTATACAACAAGAGTTTGTTGATCCGTGGCATTTGGCAGTTGATTGTGGTCAATTTTAAGAATTCCATTGATACTATCGGAAACCTATTCCGGCTGCTGATTGATGTAATCACATCGCTCGGAGAAACATTGAAGGGAGCATTTACCCTTGATTGGGATCTTGTCAAAAAGGGTACCGTAGACTTTGCAAAATCATTTGCTACTTTAGTTAAATCTCAGGTTAAAGACATCAAGAAGAATGTCAATGAGGGTATTGACTCCTTGCAAGGTCAAATCAAACCCATTAAGGTCCCATTACAAGTAGGAGATGGTAAACAAACATCTACTACTACCACAAGGAAAATAACCACACAGACTTCCACATCATCAGGCTCTGGTGATGCTAATAAGGCAGCAGAGGCGCAGAAAAAGGCAGCAGAGGAAGAGTTGAAGGAGATAAGGAAGGCAGAAGATGAAATGCTTAGTCTTATTCAGGACAATCTTGAAAAGCAAAGAGCGAAAATAACAACCGAATATGACAGACAGATTGAATACCTTAAGACAAGGCTGGCTACAGAGAAGAACCTTACAGAGAAATCTAAGGAAGCTATCAATCAGCAGATAATTGCTCTTGAGCAACAAAAGAACAACGAACTGCAGAAGCTGTCGGACGAAGAACTGCAGAAGGAGGTTGCTAATCGCCAGAAGTTGATTGAGCTACAACTTGAATCGGTTAAGAAGGGATCAGAGGAAGAGCTGAATCTGAAGTTGCAATTATTGGAGACTCAAAAGGGAAAAGAGTTATCCAATAAGGAACTTACCGAAGAGATGAAGTTAGCGATCATCAACAAGTATAATGCTCAGGCGAAGAATCTGTATATCCAACATGAGAAAGAGCTGAATGCGAAACTTGCTCAGGAAGTTTCGCTGAGAATGGAGAATGAGATCCTTCAGATGCAGGAAAAGGGTGCTAGCGAGTTAGAGATCCTTCAGGAGCAGGCAGACCAAAAACTTGAATTGCTTAACTCTATCCAACAGCAAGAAGGAGAAACCGATGAAGAATTTTTGAATCGCAGACTTGAAGCACAACAAGCCTACACAGATGCAAAGCAAGAGGTAGTTAATAAGGAGGTAGAGATAGAGCAGACCAAGTACCAAGCTGCATCTGACATAACATCATCTCTTGTAGGGTTGCTTAACACATTGGGAGAGAAAAACAAAGGGTTAGCTATTGCAAGTAAGGTTTTGGCTCTTGCCGAGATTGCTATAAATTCCGGAAAGGCTATTGCTGCAGGTGTAGCTCAGGCTCAATCTGTACCATTTCCGGCCAATATCGCAGCCATCGCCACAACGGTAGCAACAATTTTGGCGAATATTACAACCGCCATAACAACGGTAAAGAGTGCAAAGTTTGCCACCGGAGGACTTGTGACTGGCCCAGGTACCGGAACTAGCGACAGCATTGATGCAAAGCTATCAAATGGAGAATCTGTAATGACTGCCAGAGCAACGGAAATGTTCGGCCCTATCTTGTCATCATTCAATCAAATGGGTGGCGGTGTTCCTATCAACGTGTCAGAATCAAGCAGTCAGGCAATCGGGGAGGATATGATGGCCAGAGCATTTGCTAAAGGAATGAAAAACTTTCCGGCTCCGGTGGTATCTGTTGATGAAATCAATAGGGTAGGAAATAGAGTTAAGGTTTTGGAAAGTCTTGGAAGCGTATGACAGTATCAGAATTAATCAGAGCTAACGAAAGCTTGCTAAAAATTATGTCAGAGAACGGTGTAGAAGCCGACATTGTGAAACATCTGGAAATGTTCACAGACTATGATCGCTTAATTAGAGAAGGTCATAAGAAAACATACGTTATTCAATACCTTTCCGAACAGTACGAACTGAACGAGAGAAAAATATACCGGATAATATGAACCATGCAGAAAATAGTTACTTTTTAAGGGGGGCGGGAACGCTTCCCTTTTTTACTGACAAAATTTGTCAGCGTATTTTTATAGAAAAATTGTTTGAAATCATTGTAACATTATTATCTTTGCGCAGTTAAATATAAAACTTATGGCAAAATTATATCTTAATAGGGACATTATTGCAGATTCGGAAAAGATGAAGTATTGGATGAGTGGAGATGATGGTATTTCATTTTCCGACATTCAGAACTTCATGGCATGGGTAGACCCGATGGATAACCGCATTGATGTAGAGATTCATTCTTGTGGCGGTGATTGTGTTGAGGGTTATGCTATCTATGACGCACTTCGGGCGAGCGGAAAGGAAATTACTTGTACGGTTGTAGGCGAATGCGCTTCAATGGCTACTGTCATTCTCCTTGCTGCACCAAAAGAAAACCGAAGAATGTACGAACATGCAAAACTCCTGATTCATAACCCTTATTATGGGGATGGAATCAGTGGTATGCTGACCGCAGAGAAGTTACAAGGCTATGCAAATAGCCTGATTTCAGAGCGAAAAAAGATGCTGAAAATCTACACAGAAAGAACCGGACAGCCGGAAGATGTTCTTCAGGCGCAAATGAATACAGACTCATGGTTTGAAAGCCAACGAGCTATTGAATTAGGATTCGTTTCATCGGTTGTTCCGGCAATTTCAGCAAAAAAGAGTGACGAACCGATTATTAACCAAAAACCAAAAAGCAAAATGGCAAAGAAAGATGAAAAGCCAACTTTGAAGGAAGCCTTCAAGACGCTGGCTAGTGCTATGGGATTTAATGTTGATCCGGTAGCTATGGAGATTACAACGACAACCGGAGATACTCTTACGGTTGAACGAGAAGAAGGAGAGATTCAGGTGGGCGATGCAGCTAGTCCTGATGGAGAATGGGTGTTGGAAGACGGCAGAACCGTTATAGTTCAGGACGGAATGATCACGGAAATTCGAGAGCCTGATACCGATGATGATACCCAGGCATTGGAAGACCGTATCGCTGAGTTGGAAAAACAAGTTGCTGAACTGACCGCCAACGCAAAGACTGACGAGGACAACGCAATACTCGATGAAGTCAAGAAGGCTGGAGGTATTGAAGCTTTGAAGAAAGCAGCAGCAAGCAAGTATGTTCCGGCAGCCAGAAGACAGACAGCAGGAACAGCCGGAAGACAGACTGAGGAAAAACCGAAGAGCCGGATTCAGCAGAGATTAGAGGAAGCAAGAGAAAAAGCAAAAAACAAATATAAGGGAGGAAAGTAATATGACTTGGGAACAATTAACAGATTTGACAAAAGACAACGGTGCGATTAAAGACCTGAAGGATCTTTTGACCATTGAACTTTTTACTGATCCGGCTTTAGAGCAGTTCTTTACACTGGTATTGAACGCAAAGAACGGAGAGAAACTCGGATGGATAGGCAATATGTCCGATGTGGGTTGGGCAGGTGCCGGATGTAACCCTTCATACAAGAAGCCGAAGGTTGATTTCTTGGAAAAGACTTGGGAAATCGGCGACTGGCAGGTGCCTTTGGAATTGTGCTACAAGGACATTGAAAACACCATCGCAGAATACTGTTTGAAAACCGGAACTGAGATCGGAGACTTGACAGGTACCGACTATATGGACGTAGTTATCTATCCGGCCTTGAAGGAAGCAATGATGAAGATGGTTTGGCGTTTCATCTGGTTCGGAGACAAGAATGCAGAACTGAGCAACAACAGCGGTGTTATCTCTACTACTTCGGACGTTGAGCTGTTCAAGACTTGTGACGGTTTATTCAAACGTCTGTTTGCCATTGGAACCGCAAATGAAAGCCAGAAGGTGACTATTGATGCCAACAAACAAACTACAACCGCCTTGCAGATGAGCAAGATTAAAGATGCAGGTGTAGCAATCGGTATCTTCGATTCATTGTTGGAAAATGCAGACTCACGTATTGCAGGTATGGACGGTGCCGGAATCTTCGCAACAAAATCTTTGTGTGATGCGCTGACAAAAGACTTGAAGCGTGAATACAAGGAAATTTTGGAGTGGGAGGACATCTTCGGAGGTCTGAGAGTGACAGAATACAACAATGTTCCTGTTTACTCTATCGGCATCTGGGACCGCTTCATTAAGGAATATCAAAATAACGGTACAAAACTGAATCTTCCTCACCGTGCGGTATTCGGTTCATCTAAAGAGCTGTTGGTGGGTACTCCGGCTAACCAGATTATTTCTGAGTTGGATATCTTCTTCCAGAGAAAAGAGAGAACAAACAACATATATTCAACTGGTAAACTGGGAACTTTGGTCGGTCAGGATGACTTGTTCCAGCTTGCATATTAAGGAAGGAGGAAATCATGGGAGTATGTGATTTATTGATTTCAAAAGATATCGCACCTTCTTGTACTGATCCGATTGTACCCGGATTTGAGAATGAAGGTATTATTATTAACCGTGATGATATTGATTTCGGAGCTTGTGCTTTCAACGCAACCAGAAAAAACGTGATTGAAACGCTTGTACTGAAATCCGGAAAAAGAGGATATAAGATTTTGGTGATGGGTGCGCAGCCATTTAACGGAACAAGTACTGCTTTCGCTGCCGGAACTTACCGAAACACCTTTACTAATACCGTAGCATTTGCAGTTCTGGACGATGGCCCAGACGTGCGTAATGATGTTATTGATGCTTTGGCAAACGGAGAGTTTGTTATTATCCTGGAGAACAAATTTAAAAGTCTGGAGAAGCAACAGAACAAAGGCGATAACTCATTCCAAGTATATGGATGGTATCAAGGTTTGAAGGCTTCAGAAATGTCTGACGGAAAGTATTCTGAGGACACCGATGGAGGCTGGGCAGTTACCATGCAAGAAACAAAATCTCCGAAGTCTGGTCTTTATCTTTACAAGACTGGATATTCAGAGACAGCAGCAATGATAGAAACATTATTAACCGAAGCAGATTAAGCTATGAAAGTTAAGGATACAATCAAAAAACTTGAAGAGTTGAGGGGGAAAGGTTCCTCCTTAACTCAATCCGATAAGGCAGAGATTGAAAAACTGCACATTGAGGTTTTGGATAGAAAGATGGCGCATACATCATGTAGTAACTGTTATTCAGACGCTGTGACTATGTTGCTCTTGTATATCCGCAAACATGGAGGATTCAAGGAGAAGACTGCGTACCGATTAAAAAACGGTGTGCTTCTACAGATGGAATTCGGCAGTTCTAAATTCTACACCAATGACAACCTTACCGATAAGGTTGCCGAGGAATATCTTGCTAAATTCCCAGAAAATAGCAAGTTGTTCTCTGTGCTTCCGGAAGATTGGGAAGTAAAGGTAGAAATGCGAAAAAGTACATCAGGAGATAATCCTGATCCAGAAGAAAATACATCTTCCGGAGCGGAAACAACACCTAAGAAATGAGAGTAAGGGATTTAAAAAACAAAACAAACTGCCGGCTAGATACTAGTTATCTCCGGCAGTTAAACATTCAGGGGTATGGGGAAGATAACCTATATCCTCAGACGCTGAGAAATATTGTAGCTGCAAGCTCAACCGGATCGGAATGTATGGAGCGGTTTGCATCCTTTATTGAGGGCAATGGATTTAATGATTCTATCTTTGCCGAGGTAGTTGTTAACCGAAAAGGAGAAACCATAGATGACATACATACATTGATCTGTCATGATGTTGCTATGTATAACGGATTTGCTCTGCATGTCAATTATAATGTATTGGGTGAAATCGTGGAACTGCAATATATTCCTTTTGAATCCTGCCGATTGGAAGAGGAAGATGATAATGGATATGTTGCTCATATTGCTATTCATCCGGATTGGTCCGGCAAGAAACGAAGAAAAGGTCAACCTATCAAAGTAGATAAATCAAACGTGGATTACATTGACGTATTTAATCCGGTTAAAGAGGTAGTTCTGGCGCAGATTGAAGCATGTGGTGGAATCGAATACTACAAAGGTCAGGTTATTTGGGTGTCTATTGCCGGAAAGAATACCTATCCGGTTGGTAAGGCTGACAGTGTAGCCACTGAAATGAGTACGGACGAAGGACTTGCAAACGTGAAGTTCAGGAATGTACGTAATAACTTCCTTCCTTCCGGAATCGTGATTACAAAAAAGGCGCAAAGTATTCCTGATGAGGAGGAAATCGGAGGAATGTGGGAGAATGTAGGATTTTCAGATATGCTAGACCGCATGCAGGGAGATACCAACAGTAATAAGTTGGTAGAGGTAGAGGTGGAATCAGACGAGGATAAGCCTGAATTTATGTCTTTCCCTACAACGAACTTTGACAAGGAGTTTTCAGCTACCGATGCAAGCGTGGTAGAACGAATCTATTCAGCCTTCGGTCAAGAACCGTGGTATTGCATCCGCATAGGCAAGGTCGGTTTTTCTGGAGATATTTTGCGTGATGCCTTTGACTATTACAATTCCATCGTGAGCAAGCAGCAACGTCTGATTGAGAGAACATTAAATAAAGTCTTTCAGAGCTGGTACACAAACGTAAATCCGTCTGGAGATTTCAGTGTAGAACCTTTAAAATACGTAGGCAATGCAGGGCTATCTAATAACATGTAAAGAAGTAGGTGCGCTGGCAAGGGATATGTCAGCGCATATTGACGAGGAAAGAGTGAACACCTATATTCGGGAATCGGAAATGATCGACCTGAAATCGGCATTGGGAGATGCTCTTTTCTTGGAAGTGAAAGCCAATCCGGAGAAGTATCAGAAACTTTTGAATGGAGGAGAGTATGAAGTCTGCGGAGAGAAACGTATCTTTAGCGGTCTGAAAACTGCTCTTGCATACTATACTTATGCTAGAGTGGTCAAAAATGGGAATGGAAATGTTACCCGGTATGGTTTTGTCAATAAGGAAAGCGAATATAGCAGTAATGCTGAATTCAAAGAGCGAAACATGGCATATAATGACGCTTTTTCAATCGCTGACAGACTGATGAAGGAGTGCTTGCGATACCTTATTGACGTCAAAGAACCGCTCTATAAGGGAGGGGGGAAAATGAAAGCAAACAGAACTATTTACAGAATTATAGGAAATTAATCTATGGCAAAAACATTCTTACAATTACAAGAATCTGCCGATTTAATCAAGAATGAAACGGCAGATGGAGCAAATACAGCGGAGAGAGTGGGCGGTACCATGAGGGATATTGTAGACAAAATGCAGTCAAATGAAGAACTTGCTCAGAATACCGGAAGCAGTACAGCTACTGCCATGAGCCAGGATGCCGTCACCAAGGCACTTGCAGGATTGCTCCCAAATCAAAGAGCTGATAATACACCATACATCTCTATTGCCATTAATGATGGAGATTCCGGACAGAACTGGGAAACATTTAACAGGAAATTGGATGAGATAGCGTCTATGCCTGACCCTATGCCTTACAACGGAGATATAAGATATTTTATCAGCGAAGGTCTTAGAGTAGATGTGACTAACCGTATTTTTGATTCGTCGGAAGGTGCGTCTAGAAGGCTCACACAAGTTGTTACTGGTAATGTAAGACTTGATGAAAGGCTTGATTTGGCCCTTGCCGGCGATATAGATCAATCTTTTTGGCGAATTTATAAGGAAGGAGCTTGGTCTGAATGGAAATCAGTTAATTCAGGAGGAGGTAGTGGTAATGTTGATGTTGTACAGGAAACAGGATCTAGTATGACGGCTGTAATGAGCCAGGCTGCAGTGACCAATGAATTTAAAAAACGCGATAATTTTTATTTCACAACTTTAGATGTGACATATATAGATGATGGCTCCAGTGTATCAGACGCAGAAGCAAATGAACTGGCTAATATACAGATGGCCCTAGCTAGCCAAAAAACTATTATATCACCAGCAGGTGTGTTGGCAGCTTTCGTGATTTATCGCAATACGTTATATATAGCTAGAATATCATATATGATAGGCCAAGAATTGTATGTACTGTCAACTACCACGCCAAAAGGAGGTGGAGGAACTTGGTCCGTAAAGTCTCAAGACCTAAGTAACATTGCCAATAACGGGTATAACGTATTGATTCACGGAGAGCATGCGCATGGTGAAGGTGTGTCTTCCAAGCTAGCCTATGAGGGCGGTACTATACCGTCAGACGTACAACAGATTATGACAGAGTGGTATATGTCTTCTACTGGTTATGCCATTGCGTATGGACCCGGATCTCATGTTGAGGGGCAAGACTGTCTTGCTACTGGAAATTATGCACATGCTGAGGGCCTTAAGACATTGGCGGCTAATAATGGTGCACATGCAGAAGGTACCGGTACCAATGCAGCTGGAACATATGCACATGCGGAAGGCCAAAGTACTACGGCCTACGCTACAGCTTGCCATGCAGAAGGCGGTATGTGTGTATGTAATGGTAATTATGGTCATGTAGAGGGATTCCGCTGTACTGTGGAAAATACTGCTGGCCATGCTGAGGGATATATAACTTATTGTCGTGCTAATTATGGACATGTTGAAGGAAGGCAAACTAATTCTATAGGCCCATGTGCTCATGCAGAAGGTTATGGAAATAAGATTGACAGATCTATTACGATTACAGGGATAGAGAATATTGAAAATGTATCATCGTCCTTTACGGCGGATAACACATCTGACTTAAAGGTGGGAGCTTGTTTTATCATAGATTACATACCATATGTAGTAACTGACATTGCCGATGGCAACATATACGTTAACAGATGGATTGAATTCCAGAAACAAAAATATGATATTATTATAATGTATGGTGCTGCATATGGAAATAATGCTCATGCGGAAGGAGAATTAGGTTCTGCGGTCGGTAAAAATGCCCATGTCTCTGGAGCTTCTTGTATTGCGTTCAATGATAATGAGGTTGCTTGTGGACATTATAATTACTCTTTTTGGAGTGATGATAATACCAAAAGGACCTTATATTCAATCGGTATTGGTGAATCTGATTCAAATCGGAAAAATGCCTATGAATTAAAGGAAAATGGAGACTTATATATTTACGGTGTAGGCGGATATACAGGAAAAAATTCTTCCGAAGCAAAAACGATACAAAAAGTAATCACTGAACAGCAACAAGGATGTTCGGGAGGTGGTATCGAAGATGCACCTTCTGACGGTAAGACGTATGGTAGAAAGGACGGAGCGTGGACTACGACAGAAGAGGTGATTGATTTGGGGGAATTAGATTTTGACCCTAATGACACAAGTACATTTTCTGTATTTGACCCTTACAAAAACAAGGTAGGTGTATATAAATTTAGGCGTAAGACTTATTTCAGTCAGTGTCGTCTTGAGGTATTTTTATCGGGCTATTATTACGGAAGTCCTATATTAAGTGCGATACTAACAATAGATACTGCTAATTCAATTGGTAGCGGGGATTTCCACTCTAGCTATTGGCACAAAATGACTTTTGTCTATGGGAGTTCAGAATGGAAATCAAAATCATATACAATCTATGAAATGCTTTTGAGTATTAATTCGAGCAATTTTCTAGAAAAATTGGATTCTGTGAAAACTCCTGGAATTTATAAGATATATGATTATAATGGTACAATTTCTGCAATTTTAAACGTAACTAGTCACGACCCATATGACAATAGAATTATAATAACACAGTCATTACATGCTTATGTAAATGATGATATATCATCGCATGTATTAGACGGATTCAGAACTTTACAAGGAGAAGTATGGTCTGAATGGAAAACAGCAAAAACTATATTAGAATGAATATGAAAATAGCGACACATGATAGTGCAACAGGAGAAAAATCTTGGTGGCCAACAATCATTCTTATTCCGTTTTCAAGAACACAGTCGAAGAGTATAAAACAACAATTAGAATGCGGTTGCAGATACTTCGATATAAGAGTGAGAAAAACATTCAGGGGATGGATATGCGCTCACGGTTTATGGGAAAGCAAGAAGTCGGCAGAAGAAATCCTATCAGACATCAATTCTGTAGGAGCATACTGCAATATCACCTATGAAGGCTGGGGGCATAAAGACTTTGAATCTAAGGTAGAGGAATGGGTAAAAATGTATCCTAATATAAAATTTGCATCTATAAATATAAAGTACACAGAAGGGTTGAAATTGAAATGGAAAACTCTAAAGGTGCTAAACAAGGTTGATGGAGGTTCAAAAGATTCATTCTTTAAATTAGACTTTAGAAGTTGGCATACTCTCCTTCCTATTCCTTGGCTATGGAAGAAAATATATGGCCCAAATGTGACTTTTAATAATGATTATTATCAATTTGTAGATTTCTTATGATTATGAAAAAAGTAATTACTTGGTTAAAAGAAAGTAATAGATATAAGCATTTAATTGGCGGTATGGCTATCGGATTTATTTCTGATGATTGGTATTGTGCAGGCTTATCGGGTGTAGGAATTGCTTCTGCGCTTGAGTATAAAGACAAAACGTATGGAGGATTATGGGATTGGGCCGACTGGGCCCTAACCGTGGCCGGAGTAGCAGCCGGGCATTTAGCCAGGAGATTATTTTTTAATTAACCCCGGTAAAAATTTATTTTTAACGGAATAAAGCGTAAATTTGCCGCGTTATCCAAAGTTTGCATAAATAGAGTATTAATTTAATTTGATTTGTTATGACGAAGAGACCAGGAAGGAGGAACCAGGCGAATTTTGGGAAAACCCGGACTATCAGAAATACAAAAAGAAGCACGGGGACCATTTTTGCGATAAGCTAGCAATGTGGGCAAGCAAAAAAATGAAAAATAACCCGCACGCAGAATCCGGCCACACCTGGACCGTGGAAGAGGTAAAAGGAGCCTTTGAGAAATTAGGCTTATCGAAGCCATCAACAACAACCTGGGGAGACGTAGCGTATGCCGCTAATATGGCTTATGCAGATTATTACGGCTATAGCCTTAAGACAGATGCAGACGTTATTAAGCAGGCTAATGCAGACGTTATAGACCCGGACGGGTACCCAGGCAAGATATTTAACCGTTGGTTATCTGATATGATGGGAAAGGGAATAGATGTTCCCTGGGGAGAGTTTATTTATTAAAGTTAAGGGGTTCATTTTTTTGCTGTATACTAAGATATAACTATCTTTGTGGCAAATGTTGAACCCCTTAACTTTTATTTTATGTTAGAACTATTAGAGAATCAAGACATGGAAGGACTTATTAGCTATTCATTGATAAGGATGGCAATAGTATTAGTATGCTGGTCGTTTGTCTTTATTGCGAATATGGTGGATTTTGTGAGCGGTAGAGAAACGGCGAAAGCGCTAGGGGAGCCAATTAATAGTAAGGGCTACCGAAAGACTTTTGCAAAAATGGGAGATTATTATCGGGTACTTACTTTTGCCCTGTTATTCGATATTATAGGCAGCTTATTTGTTTTTTATTCGCTTCCGTTTGCCTCGATGATAGGTAGTATAGCGGTAATAGCTATAGAATTATTATCAGTAATAGAAAACAGCCGAAAGAAGAAAAGCGAAGCCGCTGAAATACCGGACATGGTAAAGAAAATAATACAGTGCACAACAGTAGACGGCGGAAAGCAGATATACCAACAAATAACGAATAATATTATTTCGGAACTTAACCAAAAAAAGAATGAAAAAGACAGTAATGCTTGACAACGGCCACGGAAAAGAAACGGCCGGAAAGAGAAGCCCAAAGTGGGCAGACGGAACCCAGCTTTTTGAGTGGGAATTTAACCGGGATATAGTAAAGCGTATCGCCCAAAAATGTAAAACGGCCGGGATTGATTGCCGGGTATTGGTACCGGAGGGAAAAGACATTTCCCTGCAAGAGCGTTGCCGCCGGGCCAACGAGATCCACCAGGAGACAAACGGAAACTGTTTTTTGATAAGCGTCCACGCGAACGCTGGAGGCGGAACAGGCTTTGAATGCTATACTAGCCCAGGAGCGACAAAAGCAGACACCTATGCAACGGAGATATGCAAGGCGATGCAAGCAATGTTCCCGGAGCAGAAGATGCGCTTCGATTATAGCGACGGGGACCCGGATAAGGAAAGCGAATTTTATATCCTTATGCACACGAAAAGCCCGGCGATCTTAACGGAGAACTTTTTCATGGACCGGGAAACAGATTGCAGATTAATAATGAGCCAGGAGGGCCGCGAAGCGATAGCGGAAGCCCATTTCCAGGCGATTAAAAAAATTATGAGCCTATGACAGCAAAAAAGATTTCCATTATAGCCGCCGTAGTAGTAGCCCTATTGGTAGGCGTAGTTTGGATCTTATCGGCCCGGCTTAAACAGGTAACGGCCGAAAGAGACGTTCAACTGAACAACGTAAATTCCCTTATGCTTACAGTGGCCGAATATCAGACAGAAGACAGTTTGCACGCGGCAACAGTAGGACAGTTACAACTAAGCCTGGAACAGTACAAAGAACTAAGGGCGGAAGACGCGAAAATAATAGAAAGCCTTAAGGTAGACAAAAACAGGCTACAGGAAGTTATAACCACGCAAACGGAAAGTTATTACAAGCATACAGCCCAATTAAGGGACAGTATTAAATGGATAACGAGAGACAGCATACAGATACCTATTACAATTAAGACAGCCAAAAGGGAGGATGCCTGGCATACTATTAATATAGAGGTATATCAAGACAGCGTATATTACCAGTTAAGGACCAGGGAAAGTTTGATAATAACAAACCACGTAGTCCCCAAAAAATTCCTTTGGTTTAAATTCGGATGCAAGGAAGTACGTACAGACGTGGTAAGCAAAAACCCATACACAGAAAAGATAAACATAGAGACTATAACAATTCGATAATTTATAACCGGACTTGCAGTTTTGCAGGCCCGGTTTTTTGTTGGCGCAAAATGAGGCGTTTTGCGGGCATATCTTTTCTTTTCTATACGAATATACATTCAAATAGAAAAACGCGCTTAAAACGAAAATTCGCCTCAAATTACTTTTTTAAGCGCTTAAAGCGTTTTTTTTATTGTATTCATAGAAAAAAACAAAGAAAAATTTTGTAGAATTAAAATTTCGCTTTAAATTTGCAGTGTAAAACAAAGGGGATAACCCCTAACCGGCCGGGCGGGTTCCCGGAAACATTTATTTTTTTTTGTTATGGTAACAATGTACGAACTTGTTAAGAAAGTAGATATGAATTGGATAATCAATTTATGCCACAAACCAGGAGCAAGACTTGATTATATGGTAGAGGAAATCACGTTAAAATATAATAGCTTAACAGCAAATGAGGCTAAGAAAATTATTTTATTAGTTGCATTATCTGAGGCATCAATAAAAGCATTTAAAGACTTGAACAAAGCCGGAAAGTAATTTCCGGCCATAAAATAAACTATTATGAGAACAAAATTCGTAGAGACAGAAAGCAGGTATAAGGCTAAAAAACAATGCCCCTGGGCGGAGAAAGTAACAAAGGTATGCGGGGGCTATATGTGTTTTGAATCGGAAGCAGATTATAATACTTGGAAAAACCAAAAATAACAACCATCCGGGCCGCCGGAATAAAACCTAATATAAAGAATATGGAAAAGTTTGAAATTTACATTCTGAATGAACGAACTAGAGTTTATGAACTTATGGGAAGAAGATCGCTTGATAGAGCGAAGAAATTCTTTGAGAATCGTATTTGTTCCGGATATATAAAGGATAAATCCGGGAATATAGTGGAAAAGTATTCTGCATGGGTAGTAAGAGAAAGTACGGCAGGATATGTAATAGATAGATTTTGGACTAAAGAAGAAGCAGAACAGGCGATAAAGGAGTACGAAAAAGAGGATAAGGAAAGCGGTTATTATGAACCAGGTTTTTACGAACCATATAATTTTGAGTTATCATACAGAACAGAGTAGGGAAATAGGAAAATTAAATAAATAACCAGCCGTGGGAAACCCCGGCATAAAACATTTTATTATGACAGTAAATGAAGCAATGCTACAGGTAGCGGAGAAAGAAGCAAAGAAGTACGGGTATATAGAAGTAAGTAAGGGTATAATAGAGGCAAGCAAGGACCCGTTTTGGGGCAATAGGGCAAAAGCATTTATGTCAGAAACCCCGATAATAGTAAATGCGTGCAAATATATTATGCCCGTGTTTGAAGGCGAGAATGGACCAAACGGGAAAAAGCCTAGAATTGGCATAGATATGCACTGGGGAAACCCGCGGTTATCAGTATGCCAACCGGATGGAACTTTTGCATGCTTAACGTATAAAGATGGGAAATTTAGCGATGCGCAGGCGTTCCAGGAAGGCGGGCTGATTTTTGCTTTATATTTGAAAGAACAAATAGATGATCTAATAGGATAAATTAAAAGCAAATGGATATATTGCTAATATTAAGCTATTTAATAGTTTTCTTTGTACTGTTATTAGGAATAGAACAGCAAAGGAAATAGGAGCAAAATTTGAAGATATAAAAAATATGACTATATCAAAAGTTTGGGAATTATATAACAAATAAGTATAATCAGCCGGGGCGAAAGCCCTGGCATAAACCTAGAGATTTATGGAATTACAACAAGGATTGAACAACGTAATTAGAGAGAGAATTGCAAAGCGTATTCAGACAGGAAGTATGAACGCCCGGGAAGCCGTACAGAAGCTTATATCAGAAGGGAAAGTAGCCAATGACTATATTGCCTATTTGGGAGCTAATAACACCCGGAAATCAGAAGTAATATTTAACGCGGCCGACGCCGTAGAAATGCAGCTAGGAGAAAACGGCGTTTATCAGATACACGACAACGCCATCAGCCAGCTAGGGGAAAGATTCAACGTACCTTCCCGATACTTAAGAGATCTAGCAGCAGGCGATGAATGGCAGAGAAATTTGGCCGCCGAGATCTTAAACAAGCATAGCACCTGGACACACAGAAGCCGGGCACTAGTTAGAACTGTAGGCAGCGAAGTAAGAGGCGTTTTATCGGATAGCTATAGAAGACTTAACAGCGAAACTATTATTATGAGTTTCCTTGAAACAGCTAACCGCATGGGAGGGCAACTGGCAGACGGATTTATGGACGCTACCAGGGTATATATGGAAGTATTAATGCCCGAAACTATAGCAATACCAACAGCCAAAAACGGAGTAGTAGAAATGGCGTTTGGCGCCCGCCTTTCTACCAGCGATTACGGGGATGGAGCGCTAGAACTAAGAGCCTTTTTAATGCAGGGCGTTTGTCTTAACGGAATGTGCAGGCAAAGCGTAATGCGCCAGGTACATTTAGGCGGTAGATTGCCGGAAAATATAGCGTTAAGCCAAAGAACGTATGAGCTGGACACAAAGACCCAGGCAAGCGCTATAAGAGACCTAACTAAAAGTATTTTCAGTAAGGAGAGCATAACTCAAAAACCCTAGAAATTTGCGGGAAAGAAAACAAATAGCTATATTTGTGAACCAAAAAACGCATTCTCTAGGTACAACCTTAAGGCCCGTTGCATTTACCGCAAATGTAACGGGCCTTTTTTTTAAACCTAAACTTTGTAGAATTAAAATAAATATTTAATTTTGCAAGGACTAAAAACAAATTATTATGATACTAAGAATTAATGAGGCTATAGCTAGAGCCGAAAGAAACGGAAAAAAGATCTTAAAGAAAGAACTGGCGGCAAAGATTTGGACCAACAGCCGCCCGGAAGCCCAGGCGGTAAACATGACTAACTTATGCACCGGAGTAACTCAAAAAATAAACCCGGAATGGATAATAGTAATTTGCAAAGAAACAGGATGCAGCGCCGATTTCCTGTTAGGAATTAAGGAGGATGATAAATGAAAAGAATAAATTATATTTTGTATCGCATAGCCTTGTATTTAGGCAGCGACAAATTTACAAAGGGAGCTTTTAAGTTTTTCGCTATTATAACACTAATAGGAGGATTTATTAACCCGGTTTTTTTGATTTTTTCAATAGGTTTTTTTATCGCGAACAAAGTAATATAACAATTTAAACAGACTAGAGAATGAAAAACGTAGTAAAAGACATGGTAAGCGTAATGCAGCCAGTAGAACAGGAAGACATGCAAGTAATTAACCCGGAACAGTTGAACGAACTAGGAGCCTATGAGATAGCCCCAGGGATGACGTCTGAACAGATACAGGCGGAGTTTTTCAATTCGGACGCCCTTCGGGAGCAGCCGGAACCAGTCTACAGACTAGACAGCAGCGGCCGCCGATATTATTATAACTTCGACGAAAACGGGGAACCGCGCTTTTTTGTTAGTGTTACCACGATGATAAAGCAGAATATGCCAACTTCCCCCCAGCTTATAGAATGGATTGCAAAGATGGGCGTAGAAGAAAGTAAGAGATATGCAGCGGAAAGGGCCAGTTACGGAACATTCATGCACGCACAAATAGCGTCCCTTATTATTAACAGAACATACGACCTGGACCAGCTTAAGGACGAGTTAAGGACGTATATCGAAAAGGAAAAGTTACCTACCGACTTTATTAATTACGCGGAAGACTTTAAAAAAGATATTTTGGCTTTTGCACAATTCATGCGGGACGTAGATCTGAAGCCCCTGGCCATAGAACTAGTATTAACACACCCGGAAGACGGATATGCTGGGGCGCTGGATCTAGCCGCCGAAATAACGATAGAGGAAAAAGGATTTTTCGGCGAAGTGTATAAGACCGGATCCAACGCCGGGAAACCGAAGGAGACAAAGAGACAGATCAGAATAAGAGGTATAATAGACTTTAAGTCCGGCCGCAAAGGATTTTTCCCGGAGCACGAAGTACAGCTTCACGCATACAAGGAAATGTGGAATATACATTTTCCCGATATGCCGATAGACCGAGTATTTAACTGGTCTCCGAAAGATTGGAGGGGAAGTATACCGACCTATAATTTCAAGGATCAGACCGGAAGCCAGGAAGCGTTAAGACTACCGTTCATCGTAGGCCAGGCGAAGTTACAGAACGACAGAAAGGATAATACCGTAGTTTTCTGTTCCGGAATTATCAACCTGGACGCCGACGATATGCTGGAAGGAAACATAACAGAAATGAGATTATCAGAGGTAGTAAAGAAAAGAAAACAAATAGACACTAAAGCGGAAAAAACAAAGTTAGATAATACCCAGGAGACGCAAGAATTAACGGAAAAGGAAGAAAAGACCAAAAACAGCCGCAAATCGGGCCGAAATGAAGACGAAAAAGCAAAGGCTGGTACAAATACACCATCGAAAGAAAAAAAGGCCTTAAAAGAGAAAACAGAAAGAAATAAAAAAATAGAAACCCTATTGAATGATGATGATCTATGATAAGCGGACGGATTAAAATAAACAGACCCGCGGCGGAGCGAGACCACCTGGTTTTGCCCCGCGTGGGATTTATAAAAGTAGGCTATAAGGAAAAAGGCCGTAACGGTAAGGAATACCCCAGGAGCGTAGATTACTTTATTCCGGACGGAAAGTATGCAGGACTGTTTACCCAGGCTTATGGGGATAAGCCGCAAACTATACAAATTATATTCCCCGATGATGATCCGGCCAAAGTTTGCTGCGAGCGTTACGAATACCGGGACGACGAAGGAAGGTTGCTAGCTACTGGAGATGGAGAGAAATTCCAGGTTTGGAACGGTAAGGAATACCAGGTATTAACGACTAAAGAATTCCCTAACCTTATGCGAGGTATAGAGAAAAAATACCCAAACAGAGCGTATAAGCAAGAAGGGGATGGATGGAAGATAATACTCACGCTTAATTTTATTATTCCGTGCGTTCGCGGCGTGACCGGAGTATGGCAGTTTTCCACAAAGGGAGCCGCCAGTACAATACCCCAGATCCGTGATGTTTTTGATTCGATGCTAGAAAGCCGTGGATTCTGCAAAGGGATAGTTTTTGATTTGAGTGTTAAGTTTGCAACCAGTCAAAAGCCTGGGGATAGGAGTAGATACCCGGTTGTTAGTCTTGTGGCTAACGAAAGCGAAGAAAACATTCTTAAGGTGAAGCAAGCATTTAAACCTAGCAATTTGCTGGAAAAAAAATAAATTCATATATTTGCAGTGAACAATCGACCGCTACCGATTGAAAGAAATATGCTAATATTAGCTTTTAAGCCCATTATGGATGCGTAGCGGCTCCATTTTGGGCTTTATTTTTTATTATGAGTACAAGAAGTTATCTAATATTGGATCTGGTTAGATCAAAGGTTTTAGATCTTAATCCCACAGAAAGCATACTTGCATCATGTTTTTATGGATTGCTAGCGCAAAATCCTATGACATACAACGGAATGAATTATTACAGATGCGATTACAAGAATATATCTTGTTATTGTTCTATTCTACCGGATAAAGTTGATACGTTGAGAAGGCTTTACAAGCGACTGGAGAATATAGGATTGATAACCACAATTAAGATCGATAATCATATATTTTTCACTCCATCGGAAATGCTACGGGAATGGGGTGCAAATTATGAATCCGCAGAAGCGGAAAAAAATCCGCTAAATGCGGAAAAAAATCCGCACCCACCTTATTATAATAATATAAATAATTATAATCAAGGATTAGAAAAAGAGAAAAAAGAAGAAAAAGAAACTTTTTCTTTGGGTCGTTCCCTGGGTTTAGATCCTAAAGCTATAAGCGTAGATAGCCGGGTGTTTTCTAGGATTGATAAATTGTTATCTGATATTGTTTTCCCTTTTGAGGATGATGAATTTAAAAGGAAGTTTTTTATTTTGTGCTGTATGCCAAAATGGAGAAATAAAACAGTTCATGCTATCCAGATGCAACTGAAAAAAATTCAGGAATACGATATAAGGTATGTTATTGAACTGATTGATAACTCAATTATGAACGAATGGCAAGGGCTTGTATACTCTGATACGGAAAAGAGGTACAAAGAGTGGCTGAAAAAATCAAGATTCAGCGGAAATGATGAAATGAAAGATGCACTAGAATATCTGAACTTATGAGAACAAAAAATAGCTTAATCAAAAAAGAGAATGTGGTATGCTTGCCAGGGCAAATGATGGCGGTAGATGTCCGGAAAGATATGTTAAATATGCCGGTGGTAATGGATTCGCTTACATACGCTGAAAAGATGGTATTTTTCGCTTCCACGAAGCTATCAATATCAGAACTGGAAGAAAAAGAGTTATGCGAAAAGGTAAGTAATCTTGCTAAGTTTGTGGCAAAGGATGCAGGAATCAGACAGGTAGAACCTTATGATGTAGCAAGATTCCTGGATATTCTAAGAAGGTATTACAATACATTGTCAATCGCACAAATAAAACTCGCGTTTGAAATGGCAATGGCCGGAGAGTTGGACGAATATCTACCCAGGGATAAGGATGGAAATCCAGATAATAATCATTATCAATCTTTTTCGGTTGAATACGTGACAAAGGTCCTGAATGCGTTCAAAAAGAAAAATCGTGAAGTTGAAATTAAGGCATACGATATGATGCCGAAGCACCAGGAACCAAAAGAAGAACAAAAAGAGTACTTCATGCAATTTTCAAAGAATCAGGCGATCTATACTTATCTGCAATATAAATACACAGGGAAATTAGATTCATTGATAGGCGAGAATGTAATATATCAAGAACTTGAAAGGCTAGATCTGGCCATTCCGGTAAGAATAACAGAGAAAGATCGTAAGGCGGCCATGCACAAGTTACTAAGAAAAGCGCAAAGCGGACTGATTAAACCTTTTGTGGCGGAATGTATCAGACGATCGGGAACAAAGCATGATACGGTAAATGATTCAGCGTATTTTATTGCTCGATACCGCGCGATCTGCGAAAGCCTGGATATTATAATCAAAGAAGAAATTCAGCTAATAGAATTGATAAAATGAGAAAGATCAAAGAATTTATAAAATCAATAAAAGCATCATGGACTGAAATAGACCTGATGTACTGGAATTAAGTATGGCTGCATATAATATTAACAACAGATGCGAGGATTGCACATTTGCAGACGTATACGGGAGAAATTGTAAACATGGCCTTTTATACCCGGTTTTGGTCCTGATGAAATACGGCGACGTTTACAATTGCCCCAATTTTGAGAAAAAGACAGCAGAACAGATCAAAGAACAAATCAGATTAAGGGAGGAAAGAAAATGAAAAATAAGAAAATTGCGGCCCAAAAATACAGCACAGAGAACCAAGTTTCGCGGGGTATGGCAACAGAATTAGAGGCGGCGTTTGTAGCTGGCGCAGATTGGAGAATAAATAGCGTTTGGAATGATGCAAGTGAAAAGCCTAAATATTATAAACTATTGGTTGCATTAGATAATAACAACAGACCGTGGGTTATGGGGCCTGACAACAAAGATTGGAAAAATACCGTAGCAATATTTTGCGTCAAAAAATGGGCGTATATTGAGGACTTAATACCGAGTAAGGAGGAATAAAAATGCAGACATTTGAAATTACGTTTGGCGGTCATAAATGGGAAAAACAAAACCTTATGACTTTAGGAAAAAAAAGATTATATGATTTGTATAAATGTAGCTGTTGCGGAATACAAGGTAAATCATATAGATTTGGAACAATTACCATAAAGGAAGCAGATATTAAGAAAATGCTAAAATGTAAAAGTAAGGGTAAACACAAGCGACTAAAAGTTACTTTCTGCAGAGCGTGTGGATCTGAATTTTCAAATTTGATTCCGGGTAGCATACATGAAATTATAAATCCACCTGAAGGATATGATAATTCAAAAGGGGAATGGGTTCAAGGTTTAACAGAACCAGTATTACTATTAAGCGGTGAATATACTTATATGGAGGACTAAATATGAAAAATTATGATTGTATCATAGGCATAGATCCAGGATCTAACGGAGGTATAGCGATCTGGCGCCAGGGTTCGCCGATAAAAACCGTAAAGATGCCGAAATCATTGATTGATATAAGAGATTTATTCCAATACATAAAAGGCATAACTTTAGCACCGATTGTATTCATTGAAAAGGTACAATTAAGATCGGACGATATTAGTGACAATCCAGGCAAGGCGTTCAGGATTCAGCAGCTTTTGATGTCATATCAACAGTTGAAAGATTATATAGCAGTAGAAGACATACCATACGTGCAAGTGCATCCGATGTCATGGCAAAGTTACCTTAAACTTCGGAAGCAGAAAGAAGATAAGACAGAGCGAAAAAACAGATACAAGGAAGCAGCCGGATATTATTATCCAGGAACTAAACCTACACTCTGGAATGCAGATGCGCTTCTGATCATGCACTTCGGGAGGCTGAAATGTAGGAATGAACCGCAATGGGTACAAGACAATCTTCCCAGATACCAAAAAAAGACGGAATTCAAGTTTTAACGCGAAATTAGGCCGTATGAGGACTTTAAAATGTCAAACCGATGAAGAATACCAAAAACAAAAGAAAATGGCAGAGAATGAAAATTTAAAAGAAATAACACTACAATCATTTGCGGAGAAGGTTAAAAAAATGCGCCATCTGCAGAAGCGTTATTTTGCTACTAGGAATCAAAGCATATTGGCAGAGAGCAAGAAAATGGAAGTACAGGTAGATAAGGATCTGGAATCTATATTCAATGTTCAGCAGTATTTATTCTAGAATGATCCCGGACGAAAATCCGGGATTTTTTTATCAAAAAAACGGGAAAAATTTTGTGGAATTAAAATAATTCTTTAAATTTGCGACAACAAACAAGGGAAATGATTCTCAGCCGACCAGACGGGTATCTGGTACCAAAATAATAAAAAGATATGGAAGCTAAAAAATTAATCGAATTCGTAAGAAATAATGATTTTATGTATGCAAATGGCGCAGGCGCCATGTTTGCAACTGATGATGAAACAAGAGAATATATAGCCAAAGAAATTGAGCGCGCATATAAAATCCGAGAATTGAATCAGGAAGAAGTAGAGGAAGAATATTCTGAATTCATCGGCGAAATAGAAAACGGATGCACAATCTGCGAGGCAATAATCTGGAATGAATCACAAATTTGCGTAGCATATTACGAATAAGGGTCCTTTGGGTAGGACTAGCCCACGGCGGTGGGCGCATGGTATCGTGACGGAACAGGAAAGACGTCGCATGAAAACTAAGGGACTTTTACTCCCGAAACCGAAGGTAAACGTAAAGTCGTATTGTAGGTTTCAAAAGCTCATGTAGTGTGGCTATAGACGCAATGCAGGTTCGAATCCTGCCGATACCACATTATTAACCAGCCTGGGGAACCAGGCATAAACCTAAAGAATATGTATATTAAGCAAATTGAATTAAAGAACTTCCAAACTATTAAGGAGTTCAGCGGTAATTTTGAAGGTAATGTATACCTTATTACAGGCGAAAATGAATTGGGCAAAAGTACACTACTTAAAGCTATAGCCGCGCTTTTAACCGGGAGCCGTGATGAAGTACTAAGGATCGGAGAAGAAAAAGGCTTCGCGAAAATTGTAGTAGGCGGAGACGGGAAAGAATACGAAGTAGAGCTTCGAATGACGAAGGCAAACCCGCGCGGAACTTTGACTATTAAGAGCAAAGATACCGGGATGCGTTCCGACCGTCTGACCGTATTACAAGAAATTTTCGGGTACCAGGATTTCGACGCGAATGAGTTCGTTTCCTGGAGCGAAACGGCGGAGGGGCGCCGGAAACAAGTACAGATAGTAAAATCACTGTTACCGGACGAAGTACAAAAGAGAATAGCAGAAATAGACGCAGAAGTAGTAAGTATTAAGGAGGCCCGGAAAGATGATAACGCAGAACTTAAGGCATGCAATACAATACTAGCGAAATGCGAAAAAGAGATAAGCCCGGAGGACCTGGAGAAATATGCGAAGCCTTTAGAAATGAAGGATCTTTTAGAAGAGCAACAGAAGGCCAACGCCCTAGAGGCTAAAGCGGCCGGGGTAAGGGAGAAGCTAAAGCAGCGAGAAGACACTATTAAGGCTGTAGCCGGGAAAACAGAGCAGGCAGAAGCAAGAATTAAGGAAGCCCGGGAGAGCTACCAGCGTAAAGTGGACCAGGCAAAGACAATTTTAGAGGAAACATTGAAATCTTTATCCGAAGAGCTACAGGAGAAGGAAAAAATATATAGCCAGGAACTGGAGGCTATACAGGCAGAGGAAAAGGACGCAATAACCCGCCGCGACAACTGTATAAAATGGCTTAAGGAATATGAAGACAACAGGCCCCAGGATATAAGCCAGCAGATAGCGGATATACAACACCACAACGAAATGAACGCCAAAGTAAAAGACTACCAGCAGGCAAAAGATAATTATAATGAGGCAAAGCAAAAAGTAGCCGCGCACGAAAAGAAATTATTAGACCTGGCAGACGAACGCGAAAAACTTGTAAAAGGGGCTAAGTTACCTATACAGGGCCTTAACTTTAGCGAAGACGGCCTGGAGCTTAACGGCGTACAATTCGTAGCAGGAAAAGTTTCGGATTCGCAAATAATGGAAGTAGCCGCGAAGCTTATAATAGCCAAAAACCCAACAGTTAAGGTTTTCCGAATTGCACGCGGCGAGAGCCTAGGCAAAAAGAAGCTTGAAGCGCTTATAGAATTGGCACGCAAAAACGGCTACCAGGGCTTTATAGAGCAAGTAGTGCGCGAGCAAAACGAGTTAAGAATTGAAGAGTATAACGAAAAATAAACAGCCGGGCAGAAATGCCCGGATCTTTCTTATGACGGACAAAGACAAAAATTTGATATACCAGGCAAAGAGATTGCCGTATACATTATGGCCACAGATAGACGCCTTTATAGAAGACGCAGATACCCCGGAGGCCAAAGAGAAACTAACAAACATACAAAAGAGAAAATACCATTATGAAGAAGCAAGACCATAAAGAAACCATAAAGAAAGCTTTATTCTTTAC